CCTCGATGAACGCGACCTCATCTAGATATAGAAACGCGATTGACTTACCACGAATTGCCGAAGAAGACGTAGTACCCGCATAGATCTTACAACCGTTCTCAAGTGTTATGTTCCCTTTGTTCCATTCCTCAACACCTTGCTGAAGCCACTGTGGTAAAGCTTCATATGCAAGCTGAATACGACTTAGAACTTCTCTAGCAGAGTCACCTTTGTTAGCAAGAATAGCAACCGTCTTAAACTCATTGAATAATATGTAATGAAGTATAACAGCAACTGCAGTAGTTGTCTTACCGGACTGACGAGCAGTTAAAACAGCGACTCTTCTATTCTTAGTTATTTTATTTGCGATTTCTTCCTGATACGGATACATCTCAAACGGTATAAGACCTCTGTCAACATGGACGATCTTAATATATTTCTTTGCGAAATAAACAGGATCTTCTGCACACTTCATATATTCTTTTATAAGTTCCGGGTCCCATTGTATCTCAGTGCCACTCTTCTTAAGGTGTTGATTACCTAAATAACCTTCATTCATTATTAAGACTTATCCCCTTTTAACATTTTCAATAGATCAGCGGTTGACACAATCAAATTGTTATTCGTAACGTTTGTTTGTGCTGCTTCTTTAGGGGCATTCATTTCATCAACCGCGTATTTCTTTTTCATAGACATTTCAACAAAATCTTTATTCGCATCGAGTAGAGTCTTCATAAGATTTGATACAACTTCAAAAGCACGAGGTGATTGTGATTGCTTTGCAATTGATATAATCTCTACAAGAGAGTCATCACCTTGTTTAATAATGCTTTCGATATTCTTCTTTGCAAGATCTATATCTTTAACGCTTTCGCTATCTTCTTCAATTTCTTTGTGTTCAACTAGATCACCAAACATTTCATCTACAGTTAGCAGTTCAGTTTTAGAAGTATCTTCTTCATTATTTAAAACTTCTGATAGCGGCTTTAAACCAAGCACGCTTGCGATTTTTTCTTCATTCATTCAATTTATCCTTCAAAGTCTGTTACATCACTTCTATATAGAGTAATGATGCCCCAATCGTCATCTATGTTAATATCTTCATACGGAATAGTTTCATTTATGTTGTCAGTAGGATCTCCGCTTGATGTTAATCCTGGTTGTATTGTGATCTGTTCAGTTGGTGGTATTGAAGCATCTGTGTCTGCACTTATACGAAGATCAATAAACTTTATGACCTTCTTTTCTCTTTGAGGTCCAAAATACCAACCCTTCATAGTGAAACTTATTGTCCATAGAAGACTTCTTCTCGTTTCAAAATCAGTCTCATATAAATCGTCTGCTGTAACTGAGTTTAAGACTAATGGGATATCTAAAGGATCTATATTATCAATAAGCTTAACCGTGTTAGTCCATTCTGGTTTAAAGAATGGCAGTATCTGTTCTAGTATCTGCGTACCATCTTCTGCATACTTAGTCATAATGTATAACGAAAAATCAAGGTTATATGGTGCACCTACATATTGAAACGACTGCGCTGCGTCATCATCATTCGTTTGTCCGCCTATTTTCTTTATTGAATTTATTTTCCTCGATCCATCGTATTGCATATTTGTAATTTCAAACGCCATGCGAGGGAGTGTAATGGCCGTCTTTCTATTTAACTCTGGATCTTGATTAAGACGAGCAAGAAACTTTTGATAGGGCCCATACGAAATAGGCACTATCATTCTTTGCACTTCATCTCCAGTAGTCGCATCATAGCGTGCAACATACATCTTATTAAACATAGTACCAAAGAGTGCTATGTATTTTTTAGTTGTTGCATTATAGAAATGATTTACAACGGTCATTAAAAAATCCTTAATTTAAATATATTTATAGTTATATTTTATTTAACTTCTATATTAATTTTTTACACCGATAAAAATATGACTGTATCTAATTGGTGTCCAAATATTGGAATTGGCAGAACCATAACTTGTGGTTAGTACCGAGCGCAAACCTGCATTTAATGAGCTTGCATCATAAGATACTAACACTACAATGTTACCGCTGGACACTGCGTTTAATGCTGATGCTAGCACTGTTGCATTATTTGCATCAATGTATGTATCATATTGGGTAGCAGCAGCAACCACAGTACCATAGGGATTTAATACAACCAGCGTATGACCACGATTTTCGGTGTTGACTATTTCTATATCATTTACTGCAATACGGGCAGGTTGGTAGCTTGGTACATCATATGTTGATGACTCTGCATAAATTTTATTACCACTAACATACTGCGTAGTTGATATAGCTAGAGTTGAGCCGATTGCTTCGTAGAATGTAAATTCTACTGCATTTTGGCTAGTACTAAAGTAATTCATTAAGATGCCAGCCATTATGATAGCCCAGATCCGTTAATGAACCAAGTTGTTGCAGCAACTTTGACCAACGTAGCCATACCATACGCAGCTAGCGTTCTAGTTCCTGTAGAACCTACACCACCAAGATACATCGTGTCTGATGTGATAGCAATAGTAACTGGATTAGCAGTTGGCCCTGCAATGATAGCAATAGTAGTTCCTATAGGGAACGCCGTTGTATCGTTAGAAGGTACGGTGATAGTTTGCCCTGCAGCTGTTACATAGATGTGCTTACCTTGGTCGCTAGCAACTAACGTGTAACTTGTTGATTTGGAATTCTGTGGCATACCAATATATCCTACATTGGCCGATGTAGTCGATGTAGTACCTTCGCTTGCCACACCAGTCCACGCTGTAGTCTGCACTGTAGTATCTGGGAACGTCAGTGCGCCATCTTCATCAAATGCCCAATTATTGGTGTATTCTGTTACACTTATAACAAATGTAGCATTTGAACTACCACTTGTTACAGTTATGGTTTCTCCATCTAGATATCCACTACCTGGATTAACTACAGTAACAGAGTCAGCATAACCACTACCAGATTCATTAACATTTACGGTTAATCCATCACCACTACCACCTGTCGTGCTTAAGCCTAGTAGAGGATTAGCATCCCAGCTGCCACTGCTAAATACGATATTATAATTACCTGTGTTTGGAATTCCAGGTGCATTTATTGTAACGATTTGCGCGACACCAGATGGACCGCTGTTAGTCAAAGTTATATCTGCTCGCTGATTACCATCTGAGTTTTTATTCACTATTGATATTGGAGTTCCGGATGCTCCGTTAGTAACACCCATCCAACCCATACCAACCGGTTCAATAGTACCGCCATTTGGGAATGTTAAACCGCCTTCGTTATTAAATATCCAAGATTTACTGTTTTCAGTATTAGCAAGATTTGTAAGAATGGCGAACCCAGTGTCACTATATACAACTAGGCCAGGTTCGTCTTCGCCTATTCTACCGTTGCTGCCTCCAGGAAACTGTAGGTGACCTGATGGGCTGAATGTCCACTCATGCGTAGCACCGTCTCCACCCGCGTCTGTAGAAATAATAACAGTGTCATTTGTGTCGCTAACTTTTACGTGGTTTAATTCACCACCTAGGAATAGGTCTGCCGAGCTTTGGTCCATCGTTCCGCCCGATCGAATATGGACGTGCCCAGGTTCGCCGCCGGTTGGTTCGATTATGATATACTGGTCGTTTGTGTATTCGCTGTTCCAGTCAAGAAAAGAATCTGGTATGAGTTTAATAGTATCGTAACCCAATCCATCACTACTATCTTCATTACTTCCATACAATACTCCTGGGCGCAAAACTTTACTTCTGACGTGCGTTCTTACACCGTTGAACATCATAAGACTCAAAACATCTGGGTTTTGATCCGAGTCTAGATAAAATGCAGTTTCGCCAAATGGTCTTATTTCATCAACGTCGTTTACATTTGCTTGATTACCGTCTATCTTGCTAGTTACTATTTTGCGTATTGTTGTCATAATTTGCTCCTATTAATCCCAGTACTCTGAACCATAAAATACTTTAGCACTCCATTGCACTTTTAATATTTTAGACGCGCCATCTATACGGCGATATTGTATTTGCCCTTCAGTAGTCACATACCACAAGTCGTCATTTTCGCCGTTATCCGAGCCGCTCTGTGTTTCGATATGACTAATGTGTTCTTCGCCATCGTCATCTACTATGTGTATGGTTCCAATGATAGTACTATCTCCAGTATAAGCATGATAGTCTATAACAGCACCGCGGAAATTGCTTCCGCCTTCTGGCAAGTCTGCTTTGTCCCACCAAGTTACAGGAACTCCACCAGCATCATATCTAAAATAGATAGTATCTCCAGCATCATAGTTCAAAAGTTGCCCATCTGGAATCGTTACGCCATATCCTTTTTCATTATTTTCCGTCCATGTGCTTCCGCTGAATGTATACCAAGTGGAGTTATCTAAACTAAATTGTATAGAAGTCGCGTCTAGAATTTCAGCAGCCTGAGTATTATTCAACACATCATCGATAGTAGTGTTACTGCTATCTATCCAAAATCTATTTTCGCTAGCGCCGTTTCTTGATGCAAGAGTAGTTAAATTAAACGTACTGACCGCGGTGACTCCAACTTCATTATAACCGTAGACTTCTTCAATTCTACGGTTACCAGGAGATCTGAGTTTTACTCTTCCAACACCTTCAGCAGATTTTAATACACTACCGTCAGCAAATGTTATACCTTCATTAATTTGAGTCTTGTCAATTTCATATCTTAAATAACTGAAACCGCCGCCGGCATTGTTCGGTGTCCACGAAAGCCAATGTATTGCATAATACTCATCAGTATCAGGAATGTACATTACAGATTTTGTACCAGGAACATTATTTCCAAGGTTTCCGTTATAGGCGTTGTTGAAGTCGGTATAGGTTCGTGTTTCAATGTCACTAAAATCATCCCAACCGTCTATATTCCAAAGAGTGCCGACG